AGCTCCACCCTCTACGTCCCGGATTGCCTGGCTTTGAGATAGAGACATATCTTCAACAGCTTCTTCCCCAGCTCTCCTGGATGCTGCTTTCTTTTCTAGTATTCTTTGGGCTTCTGATTGTCCTTCTGCCACGTCCCTTATTCCCTCAAGGCCCGTTTTTACGGCAGATTCACCGGCGGTTGGAGGTTTGGGTGGAGTTGGTAAAGGTTGGCCCGTTTCTGGGGCCCTAACCGCCGCCCCGATACCTGCGGTTTGCTGTGCTTGATTTTGGGCTTGCTCCCGCCTCTCCCCCACCTGGGTGGCTGCGCCCAAAGCTGAGTTTGAAGCCCTTCCGGCTGCGGCTGCGGCTGCTTTTTGGCTTTCGGGTGTTGAACCTTCTCTCATTTGGAATTTTTGGGTTGTAACAGCCTCTCTTTTGGGGGCGACACTTAGTTTTTCTGTCCCGGGTTTTATGGTTGTGCTCTGTGCTTCTGGTTTTTTATCCAACACAACACCACTTCCGGTTCCTGTCTGGAAACCGGGTATGCGTTGCTGAGCTGCCTCACCGGCCATGGATTCGACGTGATTTCTGATTTTCTCAGGCCCACCCGCAGCCTTTACCATCGGGGCTTCGATTACTTGTTCTTGTCCATGAACAATTCCGGCTGGTTTGTTTTGGGGTACGTTTCCAGTAAAACCGGTCCTCTGGTCACCCATCGGTAAAAATGGAGGCGGAGAAGGGTTGTTTCCCATAACTTGATTTGGGGTATACTTTGCCTTCATTTCGGCAATAAAATCTTCGCTACCCTCGAACTGCGCCATGCGGCCTCCTTTATTCTCGCCCGAATACGATAAGGCCATTCACGGTGGTATGGTCTTTATAAATTCTTTCGACAGGCAGCGGGTGAACTTCACCAACCCTCAATGTCAATGCTACCCGATTGTTGTTGCCTTGAAGTTTTACGTTAACCTCGGCCACATCAGAAGTGGGGTCTGAGCTATTTTCGCAAAGCAGTATACCTGCAACCTGCTTAGGATAGGTCGACCCGGATAACCCACCTTGCACCTTAAGATCAAGGTATTTTGACGAAGCTGCGAGGTCTTTGTCTACCTCTTTTGAAACATTGTAGCTGGACATTTTGCCTCCGATAATTGACGTTCGAGTCAACTATTTTTTTTTGATTTAGGTTAAATTTAGTAAATGTTGTCAAAACTTTCAATTAAGATGGTCTTATATCGTAAATTAGGTTAGCCTGCTCAACCGCCTTATTAGCCGATGTTAAAAACTCAAATATCAGACCCTCTCCATCTCCACCAGCTATCGCTTGGTTTATGTTATCCCTCTTCCATGCGAAATTTTCCCCATTAAATAACTGTATTTCGGTGTTATGATCGGTGTTCATGTCTGCCAGTTGGGTCGGAGGAGTTGGTGCTGCTCCGGCGTTATATGTCCACCCGGTCGCCTTATGGTGTCGCAATATAAAGTTAGGTGTTGCATCATTTGCCCCGGCTCTTCCGGTAACCTCCACCCCATTTACAAAAAAGTTGTTATTGTTATTATCCCAGTATTTAGCGAGTCCCCAGTTATAATTTACGGTATTATCTCCGGATATGAACGTTATCGTAACCTGTCCTACCCATTTTTTTGATGTTTCGTGATAAGTATTAGCTGCATCTGTGGATAAAAATGTCACATCCTCGGTATCCCCTGGGGTTCTGACTCCAGCGTCAGTTATGCTGGTTCCAGAAAACCTTATAACAGAATCAGATGCGGGTTGTGCACCGTTTACCAAAAAAACATGGGACGCATGACTTGAATTTACGGTACCTATCATCTGCGGTGCCACAAAGGTCGAATTTCCGGAATTAAAAAGGTAAAACCCACCGGTATAAAACGTGCCTGATGTTCCGGAAGGATAGGTAAAGGAAAATGATACGGTTTTTGATGCGAAATTCCTGGTTATTTCTTCCCACTCTCCGGCGGAAGAGCTATAATATAGGATTAGAACATCTTCGTTCTGCATTACAGCTTTACTGTGCAGATGAACCCCGTTTCCGTTATTTATCGTAACAGTATTTGTGTCAGAGTCACCCTCTAAAATTAAAATTTGCCCATCCTCCCCAGCAGCAATCTGCGGGGAGGCTGATATTTCCACGGGACCGCCACTACCTTCGATATGATGAATCATCTTCGATGGGTTTATACCCCCCACTGCGGTTACTGTTTCCGATGAAATGCTTGCGTTTATATTACCCTTTAGGGTTGTGTTTGTTAATCCATCAAAACCAAGTGCATTATGGATTCGATCTATTATGTAGTTGTTCCAATCTTTAACGGTAGGAAATATAGCCCTATCGGAGTATTCGTATGGGATATTATGCCCACTACTCATCGTATCACCAGGTTTGTGTTAATTTGTCTTTGAATAGCGTTTGGCCCGGAACAAATATTGTTCAGGACGGCTATGTTTGCATCCTCGGTGCCGCAGTTGTCAGCCCTGACGCTACAGTAATAATCAACACCGTGGGCAAGAAAGTCACCAGAACCATCGACATGGATTATAGCCGACGTATCTCCAAATTTAGCATTAAAAACAATTTCTGCCGTCACAAAGGTGGGGGCTGACCCTGCTTTTATGTAAATATTATACCCGGTTATGGTTCCAGACCCAGCATCCCATTCTACATAGAAATATCCATTTGTTAATGGCTCGAACCGTGTTATTCCCAAACACGTTGGGGCTGCGGCTGAGGGATATGCGGGTGGCATGCCCATTGTGTAGTATGCTACATTATTTGCTTCATCCGTAAGGCCAACCGGCTGAGCGTAACCAACACCCTCTCCACCCAATGATAAAGAAAAGTCGTCTGCAGCTCGGTTTGTATACCCGTCTCCGGTTCCAACCACATTTCCACCAAGGTCTTCTATTCCCGTGGCTCCGGCGGCAGAGAACACATCCGTTCCATTGTTGTAGTAAAAGTTATTGTGGGTAGCAAAAAACCTACCAAGAGAGTCATATATACCGTACGAGCTATTGTGGGTTATTCTGTTTCGTGTGTATACCTCTGGAGTATCGATTAAGAATTTATTTATTCCATAGGTGTTTCCGTCAATTGTGCACCCGTCTATAACCCTGCATTGGTAAAATCCACTAGGGTTGTTGTGGGTGAGACAATTAATCACGGCCGCCTGGTTTCCACCATGAACACCGTAAACGGAGTTTCCTATGAACTCTGATAATTTTATATTTACCTTCTGAAATGTTTGTATTCCAGATCCACCATTTCCGACACAGGATACAGAACAGATGGATACGAAATTCCTATTTCCGAGATCGATACCATGTGATCCAGCGTTTTGCGCTAGACAGTTAAAAATTAGAACACGTTCTGACCCGCCAGAAAGGTATAATGCAACTCCGGTTGAGTTTATGTATTCACCATTTTTGATTACATAGTAATCATAAGTTAACATGTCGAGGCACCTGGCTACCGTGCTGTTCGCGTCTATCGTGAATCTGGAACCGTCGTCAACCCATGTTGGTCCAACACCAACTAATCTTATTGGGTTACCCGCTACTCCAGATACCGCAGCGGTGAGTGTGGCGGCTATCGTATATGTTCCTTGCTGTATGAATGCAGTATCACCAGCGGCGCGTCCGTTTAGCATCAACTGAAACTGCGTTGCATCATAAGCATTGGCAGCATCAACCCCTGTTTTTGCCCCCGCTCCAGCTACAGAAATATAAGCATCAGCCATTACTTTTTGCCTTTGCTATTTTTTTTGTTTGAATTACGGATAATATCTTTTCATCTTTCGATTTCTTCTCTTTTGCTTTTTTTATTTTATCCTTAAATATTTTTTTCACCTTTACATTCACAAACTCGGTGTCCGCAAAAAAATCATCCAAATCACCCTCTGATATGGGCGTGAAATTCTTTTTTCCTATGTTTGTTGTAAGTCTGTATGGCATTTGCTAATTCCCATCCAAGGTTATGGGGTTGGTTCTTCACCCTCTTCATAGAATTCATATATGTTCTCTGACGTGTTGCATTCGTTAATCTCTGAGTCTGCAGGTAGGTTGCAATTTATTAAGTTACATCGAACAAATCGCAATCCAGAACGGTCTAACAAAACTGGTGTATCGGGAACAGGTTGCCATAGGTTGCAGGCAATTAGAGTGTCTCCATTTTGTATTTCTCCCAGCATTTCCGGGGTTCTTGAGAAGTTTTCCATTTCCCAAATCATGTTATTATAGCCTCCTCTGGAAAACCTGTTGGAAGGTAACTTATTGTCATTGTTTTACCACCTACCGAACTGGTAATTGTTTCTGGCTGGTCATACGAATTCCATGTTATTGCGACAGATTCTACGATTGCGGCTGCCAGTTTATATGTTACACCGGTAAGAAATCCGCCAGTAAATGTGAATTCAATTTCATCATATTCACCGGTATCCAGAATTAGATTACTACCGCCAATACCCTCGATAAATGCCGAAGACAATGATAACTGGACGCCACCTCTTCCATTGTCTTTTACAACAATTTGATTCTTTTTACCAGAAACGTATTCGGTAAAATCCCTGACGGACCGCAGCTTCCCTTTTCTGTTTGTATCAACCAACCTGGACCGGTCTAGGTCAAGCAGATTGGCATTCTGTAGGACCGGGCTCTGCTCTGGGTTGGAGAGTGTTTCGATGAATTGAAATAATGACCTGAGATTATCGTTAAGTTTGGTAATATTGAACTTTGGATCTGCTTTTGGATCTATGTCCTGCGGTCTTTTTGGTCCGTTCAGTAACATAAAAATGCGTTTCCATTGTTATTGATTACATTGTCCCTGTAGTATGCGAATGCTCCGTCGCTTATTACCTCGTCGTAAATTCTGATATCAAACAGGCTTTTTGAGTTCCCAGTTAGATATTGGATATTGCCACTTAAAATGTTAACAGAACTTAAAAGCTGAGACGATATCCTGGACCCGTTCTCGGAAAAGTATATTGTCCCGCCACTCCGGGATATTTTGATAAAAACCCATTCGTCGCCATCCCAGGTCATAGCTTGAGAATAAATGCCACTAGCGTCTTCATATTCAACGAAGTATTCGTCTCCGACTACTGTGATTCTGATTATCCCATCGTCTGCGAATCTTACCATCTCTGTGGTGGATAGAATGTTATCGACCGCAAATTGAACCGTAAAGTCACCGTTTATGACGCTGGAGTTTAGGTATTCAAGGTTGCTAGTGTTTGAGAAAAGCATTGCCGAGTCTTCTTCCGAGTCCGGTCCAGTAATACTTGAAAATATCGATCCGCTGTCAGGTTTGCTCCCAGATGCTCGATCCAAAGTAAGGTCATACCCGCGAGAAAGCCAGTGTATCGGCTCGCACATTTCAAGCTGATAATCTCCCTCTTCCATGAACCGTTCGCTCGGGGCTCCTCGCTGATCTTTGAGTTCATACGCGGTTTTTGCTCCGACCATTTTTATTGCTGATTCAGATCCATTTATCTCTATTTGGACCCGGTTATCTTCAACATCTTTGTCGAACACGATATCACCTTTATATGGGATATTTTCGGTTTTAGCTGTTTCAGATATTTCTCCATTTTTGTAGGCTTTCACGGTTATTTCTTGTCCACTCAGGTATCCGTTTTCATCATAACCAGATGCACCCTGATTAGACTCCTCTTCTGGGCGTAGGAAAATATGTGATTCGATATGGCGGACGATATTTTCTTCGCTGCTTCCGATATGCTCTTTTAGTCTTACAATCCACGGAATGCTTTCGCCAGGAGCGTATTCGGCACCAACTTTATCTTTGAATAGTTTCGTTAGGCCCGACCCGGCCGGGCCGCTCCTTGATGCTAGATGATAAAACAACCCAGTTACAGCGTCCATAACTATTACCATTGGTTGATCTTTATCGGTAAACACCCTCACTCCACTTACTTTTGCCTCCGGCCATATCCACCCTGGGCCGCCATATTCAGACCAGTTTTTCCCCTGTTTCGGGTTCGGGGAAAATCTGTAGCATTTGTTTGTCTCAAAAACCCTAAGCTCTCCGCCATAAGAGTACAGAAGCGCTCTTATGCCTCCGTTAAATTCGCTGAGAAATCCAGATATATACGTCAAATGATCGGTAACATCCGAATATATAGACTCAATTGTTTCGCTACCGGATGGTGGTGGTGCTGGCGGTGTTGAAGGATATTCGAATGCTCCAATCGTGTTTCCACCAAGTCCGGCGTCAGGATCGCTCCATGGTCTGGCATTTCCGCCTAAGCCTTCTGTGTTGTCTGGGATTGTTACTGTTTGCCCACCGGTTGGCATTTGACCGGTTATTAGTGGCACAAAAAAATCAGGGTCAGATGGTGTAATTGACGAAAATTCGTTAGCCCCGACAACGTTTATAAGATTACCACTCTGTACAACAGCATCGTCGGCCGTATCATCAGAAGATGCATTATTGTATGATTCTGCGTCGGCCGCAAACCTAAAACACTCTCTGACACTTCCGGTATTTATTGACGCGTTATTTCTGAACACAGTGGGAGATAGAACAAGATTACTGATACCGTAACCTTTACCTTCTATAGAATTATTTTCAATGGTTTGTGAATCAACACCGAAATTTCCTGTCGATCCCCCAGCAATAGACATTCCGTATCCAGATGCACTGTCCGCTGTGTTTTTTACAATATTATTCCATATTTCCATTTTTCTGGATGCAAACGTAGATCCTCCGCTCCCAGAACAGGCGATCCCGGTCCCGTCAAGGCCCTTCATGTCTACAACATTGTTTTTTACCATACTTTCTAGTATGTATGTTGCAAGAACCCTGAACCCGACTGCTGGAGCGGATATCCCGCTGACTGCGGTTAATAATTCCAGCCAAAAATTTGTTACTTCTATTCTTGCGAAATGGAGCCCGAATAGTGTGCTCCATAAACCAGTGTTTATTTGCAGTTTCCATGCATCAGCTTCGACACCTTTGTGTACCTTATCGCTGGTGTATGTAAGTTTCGCTCCATAAGAAATGGGAGTCACACCGAGTATTCCGGTGGTTTCCACAATATCGCTTATTTGTATTAAAGTATGGTCACCGTTTGTCTGAAAATACAAATTGTCAGCAACATAGGCGTTCCACATGGCAATTTTAGCATCTCCGAACGTGGGATAATCTCCGCCGGACCCGATATACCATGTTACAGCCATTACACATCCTCCAGTTGATCGGATCCCCATAAAATATAACCTATATCTGGGTCATAAGCCGATGCTAGAGACATTTGAAGCTTAGATATCATTTTGGAAACAAAACCTTTACCCTCCGAGTCAACAGTCAGGTCTTGAGAATACCCGTTACCGTCAAACATTCTTACTGCTGGCTCCGAGGATACAACCATTTGTCTCCCGCCGCCGATATCCATTACGCCGCCAATATCTTTTATTCCGACATCAGGGTCAACCAGGGATACGCTGGATAACGAAGAAACCACCTCTCCCACTTCAGGAAGACGTATCTCGCTGTATATGTTTGTCGCAATTTTCCTGGTAGAGTTTGCGCAATACAAAATAAGCTTATCTTGAAATTCAGCCATGTGCCTTATGGCGTCTTTTACTGACGCTCTTTGGTATTGTTGATTATGATGTCCACCGAGATATTCCAAATCCGCCGGCAACTGGCTGTAATCTATTTCTTTTCCGTTTATCGGTGAACAAAACATCCATCCTGGAGTGATAGCGCCAAGCCCGTAATTCCTAACACCATCCCAGAATCTAGATCTTAGGGGAAATTTTTTTGCCCTGTATAACACCTCATCGTCAGTTATAATGTCATTGAAATTTCTGGAATCAGGATCAATGGTTCCCGCTGTTTCCGCTTTCTCGTCCCGGTCGTAAGTTTCGACTTTATCTCCCGATATGTATCTTTTTACAATACTGAAAGTCCCATCGGACCAAAAAAACATTTTATTCACGTCGCTCTGCTGAAATTTGTCGCCGCTGATTCTGATAATATCGTTGCTTTGTTGAACAGCTTTGATTACCCGTCCATTTCCAATCGCAGCACCCTTGGCCCCAAAGCTTGGCCCGGTATAAACGGTTCCAGTATATTCCGCCCTGGCCTCGGTGTTTGATAATACAGCCCGAATAACAACTTTATTTCCGTTCTGGAATTTCAATTCAGATCCGACATCATGTAGACTGAATACTCCCTCTGTGGCGTTTATTTGACCCCCAGCGTCTATCGAACATACAAAAGCCTTCGCTACCGGAATGTCAGCATTCCAGGCAAACTGATCTGGGTTCGTTGCTACATCACTTGTGTTTTGTGTTGTATAAATTGAGCAGTGGGTGTATTGATTGTATCCTGTTGGAATATGGAGTGAGTCCTCTGTATCAGACCCCACAACATGGGAGGATGGTTTTTGTAGATATTGGCCAGTTCCAGCTTCCATTGCAAGGTAGGCTGCGTTTGAGATGTCGGTTCCGTCTGATCCGGTTGTGGTGTAACTTGCCTCATTTCCTGCGCTTGTCCCTTCGTTTATGACGAACCTGGTGTTATCTTCCTCATACCTGCATTCGGCTTCCGGGTTTTCGGGGAAAACCGCCCTTAATCTGGTTTGGATTGTTGCGGCGATGTCATCCCAGGTTTCGTCGTCTGTGAAATCGCATTCGACATTTCTGGTTCCGATGGTGAATGCTATGTTAAACTGTCCATCAGCAACAGCAAGCCATTCATCGAGTCTGGCTGTCGGGGTGGCACCGGCCACCTCTTGGTATACATCACCCGTTGTGCTTTTTGGTGCAGATTGCCAAAAAATTTCTTTGTAGTCATTATAATCGTTGTTTTCATCAACTTTGTTTCCTCCGGTTTCTTTTACGATTTTTCCACCATTTCCCCTGTCCAGCCCTCCTGTTTCGCTGGTTATCCTGGAGAGGGTGTAAATATATCTTCGGCCTATGGTTCTGATTAGCGTTTCGTCAACAGACCCTATTTTGTTCTCTGGAACCGGGTCGTTGCATTTGTACATCGCAATAATACTCTCGGTTGGATCTATTTTATAAACCCCGTTATAATTAAAAAGGTAGACGCTACCTTTTGACTCGTCGAATGTTGATTTTGCGTTGTACGGGATATCTGATAAACACGGTATTTCATTAAATTGGCTCATTGTATAATCGGTCCAATAAGCAGTTTCTCCAATCAGAAAAAAGCATTTTCTTGATTCATTATGCCAATGCGGTCTGGCGTTCATTGGTCTCTGGAGTTTACCTGGGTCATCCTCGGTTGTCGCAGCATGCGCGGCATCTGACCTTGTGATAACCCTATCTGCGTCCACAAATTCGGTAATCAGGTCTCTTACTCCATCCGGCCAGAGGAACCAGCTAAGAATATCGTCTTCTGTGAAGTCCTCTCCGGCTGTTTTTGTTATCGTGCTATCGGTTTTTGATGCTACATAATTATCCCTACCGTTTATGGATGGGAGGGGTGTAATCGGCCGGCCGCCACTTGAGATTTCAGCGTCCTGTTCATCTGGACTTGGTATGCCAGTGCCCCATATTCTGGTTCCAGAACGGGCTTCTATATATTCTCCGAAAAGAATTGCATTAAACAGGTAGGCCACAGAGTTGTTTGGAAGTTCGCTGGCCGGGATGTCGCCGTAAAACGCATCAAACCTGCGTTGCTCCCAATCTATAATTGGGGCTCTGTTGCGTTTTTTGTAATCCTTTAGTTTACGCATTATCAGAAATACCTTGCGTCGACATGGCCGCTCTGATCCCCTTGATGTCCTCTGTTCATTTCGAGTCTAACAGGGAGTACGTAATCTTTCATGATTGTTTTTACTGCATACTCCCATCCACCCGCTTGAAATGCTTCGATAAATTTTGTGGTGGCAGGAACAACGTGTGTTAGATGATATTTCTCTGGTATGGATAATTGGACCGAAACAGATGTAATTTGAGTTGGCGGCGCATACCCACGATAATAGAAGTACCCGGAAGTATCCCCAGGATTGTTTGCAAAAATTATTTTCGCATTCTCTTCTAATGTTTTTTCGATGGTTCGACAGTCTTTTATTGCAATATACCGCTTACTTTGCCAGGTAATCAGCTCTTGCCTGGTATCGTCGTATGAATAATCACCATACCACGTTCTCAGGTTGTAATCTGCGGAATCTTCGTATTTAATAAGAACTTCGGTTATTCTCCAAATATCTTCAATTTCATAAACGAATTGACCGTCTATCGTGTCGAATGTTGGGAATAGTCCGGTTGACTCATCGTAAGCCACCCTCTGCTCGACCTGCTCTTCGAGCATTAGGTTTTGGACTACATTCAAAATAGGAAGAATGCCGCGTGGTCCGTCGACATTCCATCCGTTTGCGTTAAGCTTTACCCACTCAACTATCTGTTTTGTTGTTGGCACCCTGGCCTCCGTTCCCCTCTTCTAATTCGATTTGTTTTTTGATAACATGTTGTTGCTCTTTGAGAGTTTGAAGTCGGATATTTTTATCTTCGATGTTTTTTTGGTTTCTTTCGATAACGTGCTCTTTAATAAGCTTTGCCCGAGCAACGATGTCTCGTTTTACCTTGGCGTCCAAGATAATGAACTGGCCGCTCTCGAAATGACTGGCGAGAAAATCCCGGTTATATCCCTTTTTGTTGGGATCGTAAATCGATGTTTCCTGGTCGTCCAGCATACTGGCATACCAACCATCGTTCTCCGGATCTTCGCTGGGAGTAAACCTAAATACAAGTTCACCTCCGCTTACGACGACCTCATAGTTTTGTAGGCCTCCGCGCCCAAGTCCGGATGGGTATACTCGAACAGCTTTAACGCCGTTGAATTTAACCTCCGACTGACCTTCGCTAGCCAGAAAGTTTTCATTTAATTTTATTTTAATGAAATTGTGGCCTTGTTTCCGAGCTTCCCTTAAAGCTGACAATTGCTTTAAATGCTCATCCCTTGTGAGCACCCCGGCTGCCATTGTATTCACTAAATCTGTCATTTTTGTTTCCCTTTTGTTAAGGTTGTTGATGGGGCGGGTTATCCCACCCCGTTAAGGTTAATTGTAAGTCGGCCGCCCAAAAACGCAGACCATGCCGCCGTAATATTCTGCAGTTGCAGAACTCGGGGTGGCGTTGTCGAAAACAGGCAACTGGATACCACGAACACCCGCGATACCGTGACCCATAATTCGAAAGTAGTCGTCGTCTTGTTTTACGAAATGCAGTTTTTCCGGTTCCCACTCGATCAATGCGCCTTTACCCAGAAGGTAGCAGGCATCACGAACGTTGGTATTGCTCCGCATGCGGAGATCCACATCGCCAGGCCACATATAATTGTCGGTCAGGCTGAAGGGTTCTGCAGTACCACCAGGAAGGAGGGTAGGGCACTTGGGGTCAACGGTGATATAAATATCAACGCCGATGGGGGATTGGAATTTCCCGAGAATGCCATACCAGTTTTTTACTTTGTCAGGTAGAGAGGCTGCTGCGAGCCAGATCCCGCCACCAGACCGCGTGGTTGCGGAAGGGGTGAAGTCTTCATCACTCATGTAAGCTGCCTGCTCGGGACTGATAACCAGCACGAATGCGTTTTGTCCGCCAATTTCGATAGGTTTGATGAGTTTATCGAGTGCTCTTTGTGCGATCTTATTTAGAGACCGGGGGCTGAGAACTTGATTGTTGGTGGGGGTGAGTGAACCTCCGCCTGCGTTCACGATGGCCTGGACGATGTCATTGGTGTATGCCGCGTCGTCAGTGTCGTATTCAGGCTGGTCCGCGTCAACGGCGCCTTGCACGTAAAAATGCGGGTTCCATTGGGGTACGCAAACGGCAGCGGTATCTCCGGCAAGGAGATTGTAGGAATACCGGCGTAAAAATGCCATCCGAATATCAAGACCATGGTTTTGGGCGGCCCAAACAGACAGGTCGTCGATATGCTGTTTGTAAAGCCCGTAATCCTGCTGGTCGAGTTTTCGGGTGTTGTACGTTTCAACCGAAACAGCTTTTTTGTAGTTGTTCCGATAAACGGTAACAGACTTGGTGTTCGGTTGCTCCTCAGTACCCGTCAGGCGAGTGTTACCTCGAACAACGGAACCCGTGAGGGGGAGTTTCATGGTGATGGTGATGTTGTTTGTGCCCGTGGACACGTCGGATACCTTCATGTAGATATCCTTCGGAATCACCTGTTCGGTTCGTTTGTAAAGACCCATGTGGTTAACATAGATGTCTTTAAGGGTAGCCCGAGCCTGTAGAGTCTTATCATAACCGGCGATAAGCGACTGGGCGTTTAATTGGCTAAGCGCAGTAATCATCGATTACCCTTTCTGTTGATGTTGTTTTCTACGCTTGTGTGCGTTTTGCCATTCGGCCCAGTAAAAAAATATTATTCGGCTGTGACAGGCGGTAATCCAACCGCCTTCATCGCTTTGTTGAATTCTCCTAGTGCGAGTTTTTCTCTGTCTGTTGCTAATTCGCCTTTTCTGGCTATCATTTTCATTTCCTGTGCGTCGTAAGATTCGTTGTCGTTTAATATCTCGGCTGCCCGTTTTTCAGACATCTGATCGACGGTTCCTTGCTGGTATGCATTATCCAGCTCGACTGGGTTAGATCTGGTGTCGGATGCTTTTCGAAAGTTTTCAACCGCGCTCCTGGCGACGTTCACCAGTTCCTCTTCCTTTTTGCCGGTTTTGCGCAAATAGTGGTCGTATGCTGCAGAAACATCCGGGAACCCGATTTGAATTCCCTGTGCGTTTGTGAGTTTATTCCACTGGCCGGTTGCCTGGTCGAACTCGAACCCACGGTACATTGTACCGATTTCACTTAAAACAGCGTAGGTGTCGAGCGTTTCCGGAGCAACAACTCCCTGTGATTTTACTCTTTCGATGAGTTCCGGAAGACCGTTTTTGTATTTAGCGAAGGCAACTTCGCGCTCATCCGCAGTTATTTCTTCTGGAAGTTTTCCGGAATAGATGCTCGCAACTTTGGTGGTAAAATCCACGTATTCCGTCTGCATTTGTTCGTAGGATTTCTTGACTCCTTTGAAAGCTGGACTTGCTTCTTTGAATTTGTCCATCAGAGAATAATAATCATCCCATTCTTTTTTCTGTTTAGCGGTCTCAGCATCTTGAGCTTCTCTTTCTTTCCTGGCTGTAGCTTCCGCTTCGTTTTCGCTTTTTATCTGTTCAGCGAGTTTGTGGGCTTGTTGGGCTTTTTCTAAGGCGACTTTTTTGAAATGCTCAGTTTTAGTATGGGTTAGTTCCATGGTCTCGGCAGATAGGGCGGATTGCTCCCGTAAAAGTGCCTGGGCCCTATCACCATATAAATCGTCTTCTGATTTTAGTTCAAGGGCTATTTGTTTTGCGCGAGAAATATTGTTTTTTAGCTGTGACTCAATACCAGGCTCAAATGTTGATTCTTCTTGTGTTGTTTCTTTTGGTTTAAGTGCGTCGAGCTTTTCCTGCATCTCTTCTCTGAGTTTGGAAATTTCGTCATCTTTGGTTTTAAGTTTGCCAGCATACTCGTCGTGAATGTTATTCAACCTGCGTTCGACGATAGTCTGATCGAAAGATGGTACGGCTGGTTCCGGCTGCTGCTGTTGTTGAGGTTCTTGGTTTTGGGTGGGAACCTGCGGTTCGACATTCGGCTGGATGGAAGGTTCCGGTGCTGCTGCGGGTGCCTCCGGGCTAACAAGCTCATCAAAAGACTTGCCGGCAGTCTCGTCCACTTCCAGACCCATGGCCAGCTCTGCGGTCTGTGCGATTTTTGAGGTGAAGTCCTCTAATGTCATACCGGTGGGAAGATCTTTCAGAACTGTGGGATCGGTTACATCCGGAATGGAATCAATAAATTTGATCCGTTCCTCTTCTGATTTAAATTTTTCTGTTCCATTTAAATTAATTAGAGGCATCTTTTCTCCTTATGGGCTTGCTGGCCCTGGTTGTGGAATTGTTGATTGCTCTGCTTCTGGAATTGGTTCGGCATCAGGCTGGATTGGCATTTCTGATTGTGGAACCTCTGATACCGGTAATTCTTCCTGTCCGCCACCGCCACCTTTTAGTGACTCCGCCTCCATTAGAGATTGGAGTTCGACCAGTGCCGACTGGGCGCTTGTGGCATTAAGATTATCTATTTCTGTCTCGACTCGGCTGAGGTCGAGTTTGTTTTGGAGTTTCTTGATTAAGTCAAATTCAACTTTGTCGCTCTCCGTCATTTCCATGGTGTCCAGAATCTTAGCGAACAAATATGAGACATAGATGCTGTTCGGGTTGTTTTGGACTGCAAAATTGTAAAGATCTTGGTAAAAGGCTCTGTCTTGAAGTCTTTTTGTTGGGTTGTTTTTTGATTCTGTTATAACAACCGTTGACCGGGGAAGATCCTGTGGCCTGTTTCTGACCCACATTTCACCATTTTTGGTAACCATTTCATTCAGGATAACGAAATTTTTCCCATCGCTGGTGGACATTTCCCTTTCCCAACTGTTATAGCCAGGATCGAGTTGCCATTGAACCATATAGGCCTCGGCCATGTCTTTTTCCCATTTTTTGACCGAATTGTTGATAGTGATTAGCCCGAGCTGGGCAACCTGAAGTTTTCTATCAAACAGGATGCCAGATTCGTTGGCTGACTCGGACATCGCCTCCATTGCAGCGGGAACCTTTGAAACCCGGTCCACAATGTCGTACATGCGATTAATCTGGTCGATTATGGTGCTGGGATATTGATTCATATTCAGGTAATGAATCGGGTTATCCTTTAATGCATCTCCATCGACAACCCCAACGTATCTCGGGTCATTGGCTCCGGCTTTAAATTTCCTCAGCTCTTCTGGAGTTCTGAATAAATCTCTGGATACCAGTTTTCCGCCACCGGTTGCCGTCCCGATTAATTCTGTGGTTTTCATTTCCCGCTTGTTGATTGTCATCTGGATATCAGCGATATCATCAACAACACCCTTATCTACACCACCACTTCTGTTTGAGGTAAGGTGAAAATAAGGTAGTCTTTTGCATTGAATACTGGCGGTGCCTTCGGTTAAAACACCTTTAGGCATAAGAGTGGGGCAAATTGCCACAACTTTATGAACAGAATCCCGGTATGGAAGGTCGGCCATAGTGTTAGGGTCGACTTTGTTCTGGATCATGAACTGTTCTAATTTTACTCTGTCTTTTGTAATAGGGAATACAACCCATCGAGTCGAGTTTAACACCTGACCCTGCAGCCTGGTGGTTTGTATGTCCTCCATGTAATGGTATTCAACTACACGGTGCATGTGGCCTTTTTGGGATCTTTGGACTGATTGTGTAAAATCGGCGTGTATGCTGATATCCCGGTATTCCCCGCCCATGCGCTGGGTCATTCTTATCTGGTTATCAATAATCTCATTGTAAACGTTGTATTTTTGGGCAATGTCGCCGGCAGAAAGATGGAAAACCTCCCATAATTTCTTACAATCGTTGTCATCCTTGGAAATCCAGTGTGGATCTCGGATAACAAATCCAGGCATGCACCGAACGAAACAGATATTGCCCATCGAATTATCGAACTTGAATGTCTTTGTCATTTTGATTTCACCGGAGTGAATCATGCCATCAAGGATTACATCGTTCTTGTGGGATTGGTAATCACAAAGTTCTTTGTCTGCGGCAAAGGAGTCTCGCTCGGCTTCATGGACGGAGTTTCTTGGGCCGGCAATAGGTTTTAAATCGACATCAAAACCATTGGCAGCGATTGACCCAGCAAGTGTGTCAATTTTTGGGCCAACAATGTTGTAGGTATCTGCGTGGCGTTGTTCTCTCTTAAGCTGGTCGAGTTCTGCCCCAGTGTATTGACCACCTTCAATGCCAAAATACATTTTATGGTTATCAAGCATACGCTGGAATGAACGGTCCTGTGCCATTCTGGCGTTGTCAAATTCGGAATTTACGAGAATGAATTTCTCAAAATCGGATGACATTCTTTCTCCGAAACTGCGTTTTTGCGGAGCAAATTCAATCATTTGTCTCGACTTTTTTTGTTAAAACCTCCGACCGATACCGTGGGAACCGGAACAGAATCGATAAATTCCCATTTTGCTTTTTCTATCTTGACGCCGCAACCAGCAAAGGATACTGGTTTTCCAGCCTTTATGAACTGAACGTTAATCCACCCATGGGTTTTACAATTGACGTAGATTTTATCACCAGACATGAAAAGGAGTGTCTTTTTGTGGTCTCTATGCTCTGGCCCTGGGCACAGTACGGCTTGTTTTTTCATTCGAAGTGAAATAATAGAAAAAAATAACTAAAACGTCAAATATGTGCAGTGCACGAATGAACAGTAACAAATAACTAAATTGTAGGCGTAAAAAAATAATATTAAAAATAATTGCAAGGGAGCGAAGTGGACGCAGCGGTGCCCTACCTGTCTCCAGTCTATATATCGAAATTAGCCTAAAAAAAGGGTTTTCGACTTAAGCCTGGACAAAATAGGGAGGAACCAAGGTCAATTGATCCTCAAACAAACTACCCATATTAGGACGCGAAACGCACCCAATGGTCCGGGGGCCGGTTACTCTGTGCCCCGTCTCGTTTGTCCCTACTCCCGCACCCGCACCAGATTTATACTGTTTTGAGCAGTACGTGGAACTACAATAGTTCGGATTGGGAAGTAACGGTCCAACACGGCGACTAACCCGTGTGGGTTCGCTTTTGACACGAACATATCGGCTATCGACTGGCCCGGTTTCTACACCTATCCCAGCCTTGAGCGGTCTTTTAAACCTCCGCCCCGGAGCATGCCTTTTCGGTGAACCGCAAACGACTTTCACGGTCACTACGTCCTACTCCGTCGCTTCTTGGCTTTTCTGAGTATCCTTTCTTTTACGGCGAGTTCCCGTAAAAGCCCATGAATCTCAGCTTCCATATCAGCTCTTGTTAATTTTCTGAATCTTGAAATCTGTGCTTCTAACTTCCTTATAACTGGTTGAGGTCTTTTTGGTTTTGGCATTTGATCGTGCAAGCGCCTAGCTTGGGCCGCAAGATCACCGACATCATTTGAAGATTTGTATAAGGTGTTCATTTATTGGATTTGAATAATAATAAAATTAAAAGTAATGTCAACCCTATGGGTCTGGATATTTTGATGCCGAGAAATCGTACGCCCTTTCGAAATAAGCAGTCTTGAAGCCAAGATTCTCGATATGCTTTAAAACTTTGTGGTTTCCACCACAGTAAACGTCGAATTCGTATTTCCCAAGCTCCTCTTTTGTTATTTCTCCGAAATGGATTTTGTTTGTAATCAGTTGAATTTTTGGGAAAAAACTATGGAGTATTTCAAAAAGAATGACAAAACAATAGCTTATTGGGTATCTGCGTTTATCGCTTTCGAGTATTACCACCTTCAGGGTGTCAACTCCTGGGCTGTGGAAAATACGCAGAATATTGCACAGGTGCCCAAGGTGTGGCGGGTCGTATCGTCCAGATGTTAGGGCAATCAAGTTATTCTCCATGTTTTAGGTTTATCCCAGTCTTTGACGATGCAAACAACTTTTTTCCGGGACGCTCCGCCTTTTTTTGGTACACCCCAGCCGCCGTACCACTCGTCGAGAAGTGATCCGGCTTTTGTGGGTATTGGGGCGCGAAAACCTTCGAAATCAATCTCGGTGAAATCCTCGTAATATTTTGCCGGTGTACCCTTCAGGATAGCTTGGTGTTTGTCGTCAAAATTATACCTGTCCTTATTGAACTTTCCAAGCCACCTTTTGCCTTTTGTGTGCCACATCCAGCCCTGGTGCTCAAAACAAAACCACTGACAGCATCTAGCTCTCTGTTTCGGCTCCACCAATGAAAACCATAGTATCTCTCCATCCGGTTTGCGTGATATCCGCTCTTGCGGTGTATGGGGTGGTCCCCATTTAAATAACCCTGCCTTTTTGCATTCTGAGAAATATAACTCTTTTTCCTCTGGCTTCAAACCCAAAAAACACAAATCTGAATCCTTATCCCAAGGTATTATACCCCTTCTGTATTTGGGCGGCCTGATTGTTGTGTCCAAAGAAGGCCTAACAGCACCCAATGCAGATCCGAACCCAAGGCACATTTTATCATAGACTCCGGATGTTTTTGCGCACTCGAATATTGCTTTCAGAAGTTTAATTCCAGAATCTCTTTTCAAAACAAAACCTCGTTAGTTTTTGCAAATTTTCCAAAATATTTTTCAGCAGCCTTGTTATATGCTAATGCGGCTTCGGTTTTGTTAATAAAATAACCCAGATGTATTTGACTTCCGCCCACAGCTATATATGCCCTCCATTTTTTATCGCGCCTGAACCAGCTGACACCCTTAAAACCTGATTTATTATTTTTTGATATCTTTGCATTATACGAATTTTGTCTTGGTGTACACACCCTTAGGTTTGATTTTCTGTTATCCAACCCATTACCATTGATATGGTCAACAAACATACCCTCAATGTGGGTGTTATGGTGTTTTGTAATCTGAATGTGCATTTTTAGATGCGGAGTTTTTGTTTTAGCTCTCCTACCGTAAACGGCATAACACGTTCCATCTGGTTTTCTGTTTGTGTTCCATTTTAATTTGCTTAGAAAATCATAATCCTCGTCATCTACGAGCGCAAACTTACCCTGTGTTAATGGTATCCTTTTCATATTTTCACATGAGATAATATGTAGTTGGCTGCTATTTCCACCAAAAATGGCACATTATCAAGCCTAACCCCATATCTTAAGGCATCTGTATATTCGGACCATAGTTTACCTAAAGGTAATTTCCAAGCCCCGAACCTGTTTCCATTATGAAAATTAACCTCATCACATACGAGAAGCGGTAAACCACAGGCCAGCATTTCGTAGAGTGCGCGGGGTGCTGAATCGATGCTTTTGTAGGGTACAACCCCCACCCTACACTTAGAAATCCACTCTGGCATCTCACCTCTCTGCACTCGCAAGCGGGTAACATTTTTGGGCGGCTTGTATTTTGATTTGATTCCGAGGTGGAGGATTTTTAAATCGCTCGGCGCCGTCTTGTAAACCCATGGTATTCTTTTAATGTCAGCCTGACCACCATTGGCGATGTAACAAACATCAAACTCTTTTTTTACATCCCTGGGATAGAATTGAGGTGGAACCGGTTTAGTCCAAAGGATATGTTTTATCCCAGGGAACTTCTTTTTCGCCCTACGTAGCTGTTTATCCGAGTCCTGTAGGGTAAGTTGATAATCTGAAAAGCCTTTTATTGGCAGGTGTCTTTTACCTGCTCCGTAGTAAATCTTGAAAGCATTGGGATATCTTCGCAAAAGGCCATGATACTCAGGAAAACCACCCCGAGCGAAAATGATATCAGGATCAAAAGCCGGAGCAAAGTCAGAAATTTTTCTGGTCCAGATAACGTGTTTTTTTTCTCCATATGATACAACCCTTTCTCCGCCCCAATAAAGAACCTGAACCTCATCCCCCATGGCCATAGCAAGATGCGTCCAAACATCACTCTCTTTATCAAGAGAGTTGAACATTATCTCTCTTGGGTCTCGGTCTTGAGGAACTTGGCCTCTTAGGAATAAAACTTTCAAAATCCTCTCCTTGTGGAGTTGTTGTGGTTGGGCTGGCAGGATTCGAACCTGCAGGCCTCTATGTGTTCTGACTGCCGCCAGCTTCGATAGAGTTTATTCTCGGATATGCTTGCATACTCTCCGGTCCTAGCGTATAACCAATTCCGCCACAGCCCCGTGTTTTATTTTTTCTTTCCACCTTTTGGGTGGTTTTTCTTGCATCCCATATTTACGCCTTCTTTTCGAGTTTTGCTTCGACCTTTGTGGCCATTTTTAGTATTTCTTGAGCTTCGATAACCTGAATGCTGACCCATTTTTTTGCCGCCTTGAAACGCTTCTCGTCGTCCATGATAGCTGCGGCCTGGGTGAGTGTATAGGCGTCATCTTTCGCCTGCCAATCCGTGTCGGTTTTTGGCATTGGGGCAGCTTTAACTTTACCGTATGTTCTTGTCATACTTGTTTATCCTCCTGGTTTGATTACTCTCCACATGCTTCTTGCTGGATTTTCGATATTGAATTCAGTTCCAGCAAAAAACTCATTTACAGCTTCCGTGACCCCGTATTTTTTTCGCCCGTAATCATGGCCACAAATTATACCACCTGGACAAACTTTAGGATACCACGCCTTTATATCAGCCAAACAACCTTCTCGAGTGTGATCCCCATCGACAAAAACCATATCAAGACTTCCAGCAAGGAATCTTTTTGAGGCATTCACAGAGCTGTCTTGGATTGCTTTGTATTTACCTCTAAACGGAGATAGTTTTTTTGTGAACTCCTCAAAGATATTTCGGCCTTCAGCCATATCTTCGAGTTCTTTTTCTACCGCTCCGGGTGAATAATCCCATGGGTCGATGAAGAAGAATTTTATCGGATTACCAGTTCTTTTTGCTGTAGAAAGCATGACGTATGCTGATCCACCTTTCCAGGATCCAACCTCAACAACAGATGAATTTCTGCCAAGACGCTTGATGCATTTTTTTAAAAATGACTTCTCTTCACCGTTCACCGATAATCTCCTTGCCGAGCTTTAAGTATTTTCTGAATTCAAGTTGGTATTTTATATCTGACCTTCGGCTTGTTTTTGCATGCCAAATTTTGCTGTCATATTTAAATATACTATCGTTGTACGATTCTGGCAAGGCGATGCGCTTTAAACCTGATTTTTTTATTTGTTTCAGGCAAAGAAGCTGCGGAAGCATCCAGTCGTCGGTTCCCTGTAATTCTTTGAATATTTCGTCACAGTATTCTTTTGTTTCCCGGGAGGCACCGAGAACATAAACCCCACCCTGAAACTGGTGTTTTGGTTTTTTACCGTGCTTGTGCCAGTATTTTATGTTGTGCGGATTTACTCCATTGAACAAATCGTAAATAGGTTTCCTGATCAGACAATCCGGGTCTATCCAGGCGACATGGCTTAGTTCACGGGTAACAGTGGTTTTGGATATATAGCTCGACAACCAGCTATGCCTTAGATAATTTTTTTGAAATGTGGATCCTTCGTGTCTCCAAAAATCCACTTCCCCGACACATTTGAATTTAGT